TGGCCCGACTATGTACTCACGTGACCTGAATGGCAAATGAATGCACTGTAATGACGGTGGTTTAGAACAATTCTCGCCTGTATCGCAGCAACGTTATTCACAGCCGGAAGACGAGGCGGTGGAAGCTCTTGATATTGCTGCCGTCCGCCCTGTCGAAATGCTCAATCAGCGGATCGCCGTGCTCGCTGTCAGCCGCCCGTAGACGGCCAGAAGCCCGCCGATGGCGCCGGCGATATTGACGAGAGAATCGACGATCTGGCTCTGGTCGCCGGCGTCGATATCGATGCCCGCCGCATGCAGAACCGAAGCACCGATCGCAATCAGCGCACCCCAGATCGTCTTCGAATGATACCAGTCCTTCAGATCACCCATGACCATTCCTTTCGTTGAAAATTAGACCGTCATCGTTGCAAGTTCGGGAATACCGAGCGGTATCCGCTGCCCCATCTGCCGCACCCGGATCGTCAGCGCCGTTTGCGGAGTGCCGAAATCGGAAAGCTCGTCTGTATGCGGATAGGTCCATCGCGGTACGGCGACCTCCACCTGCCGCCGCACGACGCCGTCCGCCATCACCTCGATCCGGTAGCGCTCGAAGGGTTCGTCGAGCGGAATATCCGCCGCGATCCAGCTGTCGGCATCCAGCCGGCCGCGGCGGGTCCAGGAAAACGTCACGGCCCCCGCCGCGCCACGCGCCGCCCTCAGATGCACCGGCGAAAGTGGCGTCTCCGCCCGCATCCCGCCCTCGAAGGCAAAGGGACCGGCCTTGCCGCTCACACCGGCTGCCTCGGCAATCCAGTTGAGCCGCAGCCCCATTTCGTCAGCCGTCAGGCCCAGCGGCACCACGGCATCGTCGAGCATCACGGCGACCGCCCCGACAACAGCCCCTGCCCTCATCGCATCATCGGTACCGGCAAGCGCCCGCAGCAATCCGCTCAGCCGCCAGCGCCCCGCTGCAATCTCCTCCGCCTGCCGGAAGGCAATCACCTCCCAGCCGCCGTCAGCCGAAGCCACCGCGATCTGATTTTCGCCAGTCGACACCCCGACTTCCGCTGCCGAGGACAGCGCACCGAAGGGCAACTCGATTTCCAGCGCCTGCGACCAGTCGAACCGCCCCCGGACGCCCGCCGTCAGCGGCGCGGCCAACGTCCCGATCCGCGCCGGGCGATCGACCAGGGCCCGGCCCCGGTACCCCTCCTCGCTCACCGAGGAGGACAGCCCGATCGTCCGCCAGGGCCTTGCAAAAACCGCCGCCCGCGAAAAACTCGCCGCGTCGCCGGCGGCAAAGCGCGGCAGATCCATCAACATCACAATCGGCGCAAAAAGGCTCGACGGGTTGCCCGTGCCCTTGCGACCGCCGGTCTCGCTTGCCGGCGCGGCGCCCGCTGATGGCGCGAATTCGCGCGCTTCGACCTGCCTCACCGCGCCCTCCTCGATCGAACCGATCAGAAAGCGCCCCTCCGGCCCGTCCGCGAAGGTCACGACGTCGCCCGGCTGGAAGCTGAGCTCGCCCGGCCCCAACGAGAACCGCACGGAACGCCTGCCGATCCGGTTGTCGCGCAGCAGCGCTTCGGCCGCATTCAGCGCCGTCTCGTCGGCCAGCACCGCCGAGAGATCGCTCCTCAACACACGGCTCGTCGCCGATAGCGCCCGGTGCGACCGGACGCCCGCCTGCTCGTAGTCGAGATCGGGATTGTAGAAGGTGATGACGGCCTCGGCCGCATGGTCGCTGTCGTGCCCGCGCGTCTCCTGCCACAGCGGCCGGTCCTCGATATCGGCGAGCACCGCAAGCTCCGTCGCCGTCAAACTCGCCCGCCCGCGCGAGCGGAACCGCAGCAGGCCGCCGTCTTCCACCGCGTCGATCTGGAACGCTTCCAGCAGCGGCTCGATCAGCCCGCGCGCCGCGGTCATGTCGCCCTGCACATAGCCCGTCAGATCGCCGGACACTTCCGAGACATCGAAATCGTCGAAGCCGTGATCGCGGAGCACTGCGGCCATCACATCCGCCAGCGTCCCCGCCCCCAGTCTGCCATTCAGCCAGTGGCCGGTGCGCCAATTGCCGCCATCGGTCCAGACGTCCCCATCCAGCGGAAAGGCCGGATAGGGCCGCGCATCCCAGGACCAGAGGAAGATGCGGCCCGGATCGACCATGCCGCCGGGCGCCTCACCTTCCTGCCACCACAGATGATGCGCCTCCAGAAAGCGCCGCTGCATCGTGTCGGAGCGCATGCGGTTGGAGAAATACGGCACCGCGCTTTCGGCCGATTTCGGATCGGCAAACACGTTCGGCTGATTGCCGCCCTTGTCGATCGCCGCGCAGCCCAGCTCTGTAAACCAGACCGGCTTCATCCGCGCCTGCCATGCCGTCGCATCAGCCTTCTCGACACCACCGGTCCGCTCGTAATGCCGGTTCGCCCACCAGCCCTCGATATCCTTGTAGCGGTAGACCCAGTGCTTGCCGGCAAGCCCGTCGCTGATCGGGGTCCGCGTCCGGCTCGCGCGGGCCGCGTCGTCGGCATAGTACCAGTCGAAACCCTCACCGCCGGTGATATCGGCCATCAGCCCACCAAGATCATCCGCCGACCGCATCCCGTCCGGGTTCGCCTCCGCCAGATCCGCATCCCTCCAGTCGGAGAGCGGCATGTAATTGTCGATACCGACGGCATCCATGGCGCTCGATGCCCAGAGCGGATCGAGATTGAAATAGACGTCACCGCTGCCGTCCCCAGGCCGGTAGCCGAAATACTCGCTCCAGTCGGCCGCATAGGTCATCTTCGCCTGCGGCAGCAGCCCCTTGACGTCGGCGGCAATAGCCGTCAGCGCGCTGACAAACGGAAAGGCTCCCGTCTCGTCGCGCACCTGCGTCAGCCCGCGCATCTCGGAGCCGATGATGAAACCCGAGACCCCGCCCGCCGCTTTCGCCAGCTGCGCATAGTGCAGGATGAAGCGCCGATAGCTCTCCTCGCTGCCGGTGTAACGTACCCGCTGTCCGGAAACGCTGAAATGCGCGGCCTGCGCCGCCCCACAAAACGCCTGGATCTGCGCCCGCGCCGCCACCGTCCGGTCCACCGAACCCGGCTCGCCGATCGCCGGATGGCAGGTCACCCGTCCCCGCCAGGGATAGGCCGCCTGCCCCGTCCCGCCATAGGGATCGGGCAGCGCATTGCCCTCGGCAATATCCATCATCACGAATGGATAGAGATAAACCTCCAGCCCCCGCGCCTTCAGATCGGCAATCGCCGAGACGACGCTCGCATCGTCAGGCGTACCGCCATAGGCCGGACCGCCGTCACGGCGGCTGACAAGATAGGCCTCGGCCCGTGAGATGCCGGAGACAAACCAGGGACTGCTCTCGCCATCGCGCGTCGTGACTTCGACACCCGGAACGACCCGGCAATCGCCGGCCCGCAGATCGGTCCCGAACCAGGAGACGACAAGCGCAACCCGCTCTAGGTTCGGACAAACCGCCATCAGCTCGTCGATCGAAACGTCCCAGTCGGTCGGCCCCTGCAGACTGTTGCGATTAAGAAGCCGCGCACTTCCGGCGCCGGTCTTCTCCGACACCGCCACCGTCCGGTAGCCGTGCTCCGTCGCACCCGGAATGATGCAGACCGCCCGCACCTGCTCTTCCAGCGCCCCGACGGCACGCACCACCTCGAACTGCAGCAGCGGAATCCTGTTTCCGTAGTTGTCGAGCGGCAACCGCTCGAACACGGCATAGGCAAGCCCGCGATAGGCGGGCGCCATGCCCACTCCCTGCTTCGCCTCGATCAACGGATCGGGCAGCTGTCCGTCGTCGCCCCTGTAAACCCGCATCTCGATCTTCGTCAGATCGAGCTCCTTGCCATCGGCCCAGACGCGCCGGACACAGGCAATCGGCCCCTCGCAGAGCCCGATCGCGAAATTCGCGAAATAGCGGAAGCTCTCGACCGCCGGCCCTGAAGACGACTTGCCGCCGGTGCGCTCGCGCATCACCTCCTCCTCGAAGCGCGTCGCCCAGATCATCGTCCCGCCGATGCGTACGGAACCATAGACGCGGTTGATCGACGTGCCCTCGTCGGCACCCGGAATACGTGCCGTCGAAAGCCGCGAGCCGCGCACCGTCTGCCCGCCACCGATCAGCGCCCGGTCGAGCGCATTGCCCGCCAGCGCCCCAGCCGCCCGCCCGATAATCGCACCGACAGGCCCGAAAACGCTGCCCAGCGCGGCACCCGCCGCCTGCAGAAGGAGAGTGGCCATAAAAACCTCGCAGCGAGCCGCCAGCGCCGTTCACACGGCACTTGATTTTTCCCGCAATGATTGTGTTAGATTGCTGCAGTCGTGAGCAGAAGCAGAAGCGCCGAGACCAGCCGGCGCACGAAGACCGATCGACATTCAGTTCAGGCCGCGCCGAAAATGGTGGTTTTCCACGATCCGGAGCGGAGCGTACTTAAGGTACGTGAGCACCGGAAGCGTGGAAAAGCGCCATTTGCAGGCCGGCATCAGCTGAATGTCGATCGGTCTGGAGAGGATGGGCCTCTCCAGCCTCGGCAAGGGCCTTGCTCTCGATCAAAGAGGTGATGCAATGTGGTTCTTGCCACTCGGTATCACGCTTAGTGTGAGGAAAACCCGGACGGGCTGGTCAATAGCATCCGGGTCCAATTCCACACATAAGCAAACGGTGGGCGGAGCTGTAACTCCGCTCACCACTCCCGAAACATACCCTCAGATGCCCCGTTTTTCAAGCATCGCTGCAACCTCCGGGAACCGGAACAATGCCGTCACCCGCCGCCGCCAGCTTGGCACCAAAGCAGAGCGGATCACCGCCGCCTGCTCGTAGGCGTGGATGAAGCTTTTCTCCCCGGCAAAGATGCCCGCATGCTTGGCCGCCACATCCGGCCGCCAGCGAAACAGCATGAGATCGCCCGGCAGCATCGCCTCGGCGGACAATGGCTCCCCGAAATGCCTGAGGGCCGCATCAAGCAATCGATCCTGGCCGCTGCGCTCGGCCCAGTCCCGCGCATAGGGCGGCGGCATTTCCGGCTCGATGCCGTACAGTTCCCGCCAGATGCCGCGGATCAGCCCCAGGCAATCGCAACCGATCCCTTTGGCCGAAGCCTGGTGCCGGTAAGGCGTGCCGATCCAGCCCTCGGCTGCAGCGAGCGCCCGCTCATGGATAGCAGTCATTTGAACAGCGCGCCTCCGTCATGGATGCTCTCGCCATCCGCATAGGTGTAGGCAAAGTCGGCGCCCGGCATATGCGGGAAGCCGCGGAAATTCTGCTGGTTGGCGAATGTCGTCCTGCAGGTGACAAAGCCCTTGTCGCATCCCGCCGTCATCCGGACCGCGTCGCCCGCTTCGGGCACCCGGGCCATCGGCAACCACAGCGTCACTTCGACCTCCGCCCCTGCCGCGCCATGCGCCTCGATATCCAGCCGCTCGCCCGCATTGGGACCGGCAACAAACTCAAGAACGCCATAGCGAAACAGCCCGTCGGCAAACGGCGCCAGCCCCGACACGACGATCCGCGTCGCATCGATGACCGAAGACACGACCCCCTCGCGCCGGAATGCGCTCTGCCGCAGATCCACCCCGCATCTGGCATCACCGAGCGCGGCATCGCAGCGGCGGTTGTAAAGGCGCCCCTGCGGCTGGTTCAGCCGATGGGCGAAGCTGCGCAGCTCGGCGCGGAATTCACCCGCGCTTCGCGTCACCTCGCCGATCTCCTGCACCTTCAACAGCAGATGCTGCCCGGGTGCTGCCCAATTGACCAGAAACACCTCGACCCGCGCCCCGTCATAAAGCCCGCGCTGCAGATCGGCCTCGCGGATCGCCTCGCTCGAAAAGCCGCCCATCACCTCGCTGGTCGCCGCAGGCAGACCGGCGCCCTCCTCCGTGCCGCTCGCCGAAAAACCGCTCGCCGCCAGGAAGTTCGTCCCAGCAAAGACGAGGTCGCCGTCATGCTCGGTGAAACCCAGCACCACACCGTCGCGGCGGGTCACCCGCCAGGCATGGCACGTCGTCGTCGCATCGCCCTTCAGATGCGCCGCAAGACCCGGATCGATCGCCCTCATGGCAGGATCTCCATCAGCGGAATGGCCGGAATACGCCCGGCGTTGAAGGCCGTCAGGTTGACGTCGATCCGACCGGTCGCAAATCGCACCGGAACGTCGAATTCGAACCCCGCCGTCACACTCGCGCTCGCAGCTGGCACATGTCCGGACGCAAAGGTGACGACACCCCGCAAACTATCGCAGGAAAAAGCCGCAGCCGGCTTCACCACCCCATCGACAGCAACCACCACAGTCCCCGCCACCGGCTTGGCGATGACGCGCAGACTGCTGCCGCCCGCATCGCCATAGGTCTTCGCCAGCTGGAAATCCGCCTTGGCGCCATCGCCGGTTCCGATCGCCTGATCCAGCGCGCTCACCGGCCGATCCGGCCGCCCGGACCGGCAATCGAGCGGATCGCGGAAACGGAAGCCGTAAAGCTCGCCGCTGCGGGCCTCGAAGAATTCCAGCACTTCGTAAAGATCGCCGATCGAGCGGATGCCCGAGCCCGCATCGTAAGCGCGCCTGGCATTGCGCCATCGGCTGTTGCGGCTCTCGCGCCCGTTCGACAGATTGACGATATCGGTCCGCCGCACCGGCCCGCCGCTCGTCGACAGCGACAGGCGCAGCGGAAATCGCACTTCGTGAAAACCGGCCATCTCAGCCTCACAGGTTGCGCTGGCCGCGCATTGCCGTGCGCGCCAGCATCGCCGAAATCTGCGCCTCGCTCTTCTGAAAGCTCTGCGCATCGGTGGCCGTCACATTGAAAACGATCTGCGTCCCCGCACCTGTTCCAGCGGCGGCAACGCCAAGCGCGCCATCCGGCCCGCGCCGGAGCGGCAGGATCGCCTCGCTGCCCGCCTCGCCCATCAGCCCGATATTGCCGCCGACAGGAAAATAGCTCGGTGCCGACACCACGCCGCCGTCAGCAAACGGCAAGACCTTGCCGATCCCGCCCGCCAGCCCGGAAACTGCCCCGCCGATCAGTCCCTCAAGCGGTTTCATTCCCGCCGACAGCGCGATATCGGCAAGCCGGTTGCCGAGCGACCGCAGCACGTCGTCGAGCCCCTTGCCGCCGCTGACGGCACCCTTCAGGGCCCCGCTCAGCGCCGACCCGAAGGAGCGGGACCGCCCCTCCAGATCCTCCAGCGCACGACGCAACTCGTCTGCCTGCCCCGCCATCCTGGCGAGACCGGTGTCATCGTCTTCCATCGATGTCTCCTGAATTTATGAGCTGTCAGCCCTTGCCCGGCATCGCCGAGAGCGCCAGCCGCAGGATCTCGCCCATTCTGACATGGCTGACGCCCGGCCCGGCCCTGAGCGCCGTCGCCGACCGGTGAACGACAACGAGATCGAGGTCCGGCAGTACGATCAGATATTGCCCGCCCCAGCCGCTGGCGTAATACATCGGCACGTGCACGGCCATCGCATCGCCGGCCGCATGCGCTTCGGTGGTCCACCAAAGCAGACCATAGGCCCGTCCCTCGGCGACGGCGGAATGCGGCCGAACGCTGTCGCGCACCCAGCTCTGCGGCACCAGCTGTCTGGCGCCCCAGCGCCCGTGCCGGAGATACAGCAGCCCGACCCGCGCCAGATCGCGCGCCGACAGCTGGATCTTGTAGACCGGATGCATCGATTCCGGCCCATGCTGAAACCATCCGTCGCCGGGCGCGCAATCCTGCATGCGCAACGGTCCGGCCAGCCGCGATGCCAGCGCATCCAGCACCGTCTCGCCGGCCGCCCGCTCGACGATGGTGCCGAGAACGTTGAAATCCCAGTTATTGTAGAACCAGTACGTCCCCGGCGGATGGCTGCCCCGCTCCGGTCTGCCGTTTTCGGTGTCGTACACCGACGGCAGATACACGCCGGAGCGCGCCCGCAGCAGGTCCATCACCGTTGCCCTGCGCTCGCTTGGCGTCAGCGGCGTCATGTCGTCGATATTGAAATCGGCAAGCGTCTGCAGCGGACCGATCCGCCCTTCGGCGATCAGCATTCCGTAGAGCACATTGACCAGGCTCTTGCGCACCGAAGCGATGCTCGACTTGTAGGCGATATCGCCCCAGCGATAGATCAGCCGCCCGCCCTGGACGATCATGAAGGCACTGCTCTCGCTCTTTGCCAATGCAGCAGACAACGCCACCAGCCGCTCCTCCGACCAGCCGAACAGCGAAGCCGGCCGCTCGTCCCAATCGCCAAAGGGAAAGACGACCATCCCCTTCGCAAAAATGTCTTCCGCCTGCGTCATCACCGCTCCGAATCCGATACCGCCAGTATAGCATGGCCGCTTACTGCCTCACCCATCCGGAAACCGCGCCATCATCTCCGCCAGCCCGGCCCGCGACAGCGCCGCCGCGCTTGGTGCCAGACCACCGGCAGCCGCATAAAATTCCACGGGCGTCATCGCCCAGAATATCGAAGGAGGAAGCCGCAGCAGGCAGAGGCCGGTATGCAGCGCACTGGCCCAGGGAAATGGGCCGGGGCGCTCGCCGCCGCTCACGCCTGCTGCGGCTCCGGGGGGCGGCGGGAGGTCTTGTCCGCCCCTGAAGGGTCAGCAAAGGTTGCGATCAGCAGTTCGCCGACGATACCGGCAATGCCGCCCTCGACGCTCGCCTCGGCGACATCCTGATCGGAATAGAGATTGCCGCCGCCGCGCAGGCCGGCGCCGATGATGCGGATCATGTCGCCCGCCTTCAGCCGCCCTGCCGAAAAGCGCCCGGCAAGATCGGTCAGGTCGTCGGCCGCAAATGCGGTCTCGAGCTCGGCCAGCGCGCCGAGCGTCAGGCAGAGAATGCGCCTTTCACCATCGACGACGGCCTCGATCTCGCCGCGCCGCCGGTTTGCCCGTGCACCCGCGCCACCCATCACACCGCTCCGAAAACAAGCGCGCCGGCCGATTCCAGCGCCAGCTCGAACGTCACCTCGCCATCATGCGCGCCCGAATATTCCAGCGCCGTCACCTGGAACGGCCCGCTCACTGAGCCGAAATCCGGCACCGCAATCTGCCAGCTGAGGATCGCACTATTGAAGAACGCCCCGCGCACCAGCCCGTCCGAAGCCGCATCCTTGAAGATGCCGCCTCCCGAAACCGACGCCCGCTGCACGCCCGCGCCGCCCAGGAGTTCCCGCCACCGCCCGGCACTCTCCGCATCGGTGATATCGACCGTCTCGGCATTGAAGGCCAGCCGCTTCGACCGCAACCCGGCCACCGTCTCGAAACCCGTGCCATTGTGGACCTTCAACAACAGGTCCTTACCCTTCTGCGCCACCATGTTTTGCCCCTTCCGCCTATGAGAGGACACCCGCAGGCGCCCATATCTTCGCCCTCATTCCTATGCCTGTTCTTCCCTCATCAAGTCAGTTTCATTTGCTGTGCTTCGTATTCCCTGAGCCTTGCATTTGCGATGACGATGATGTGCCGCATGATGGCGCCGAGTGCAGTCATTTTCGATTTTCCGGCGGCGATCAGGCGTTTGTAGGTGA